TATACGTCTTGGCACTATCGTTCGTCATGGGAGCATCTGCAAACATTGGCCGAAAAACAATTAATTTGATCTGGCCTGATAAGCCGTATCAGCTTGAAATTTGTCAAGATGAATAAAAACTGAAACGAAATTATTTTTTGAAGTTAAGAATAAACTTAATAATATAGAAAATTGACCAAAGCCCAAGCATCGGAACCCGGTAGCCCTGGACATTGACAGTCCGGAATTGTGCAAACGCTTCGGTTTTGCCCCTCAATGGATAGCCCGCCCGGCAGGTGTCGGCTTGGGGCTCGGGTCAATTTAAAGAAAACCGGGCGGCTTTATCGGGCCGCCCGGTTTTTCCTTTCCATCCTCTCAATATCTTCTTGAAACACGTTATTTTCATTCAATCACGATCTTATCTAAACAGTATCCATAAGCATTAATTTTTCATGGGGGATCACCCCCCTGGAGCCAAGGGCATGGATTGCGGATACAGGCTGGCCATTTATGGTGCCGGCTTGCGGTGGCCGCACCTGCCGGGAGAGACGGATATGGATACTAAAGAATTCCAGCTGACAGAGAATTTTACCCTGCGCGAGCTGACCCGGTCCCAGACCGCAGCGCGCAAAGGTATTTATAATCTGCCGCCCCAGGATGTGGTGCATAAGCTCCGGGACCTGTGCGTGCAGATCCTGGAGCCCGTGCGCCTGCATTACGGGGTTCCGATCGTTCCGTCCAGCGGCTACCGCAGCCCGGAACTCAACGCGGCGGTAGGCGGTTCAAAGACCTCCCAGCACTGCAAGGGCGAGGCCGTGGACTTTGAGGTGCCGGGCGTCAGCAATTACGACCTGGCCGACTGGATGCGCAAGAATCTGATTTTAGACCAGCTGATCCTGGAGTGCCACACCCTGGGCAAGCCCCATTCCGGGTGGGTGCATGTGAGCTATAAGGCCGGGGCCAACCGCCGCCAGGTGCTGACCTATTCCGGCGGTAAATATTTTACCGGCCTGGTGGCCTAAGGAGGACGCATGGGACTTGATTTGACAGGCCTTGGATCGGCCTTTGATTTTGCCGGCGGACTTCTGGACAGGTTTTTCCCCAAACAGATGACTGAAGCGGACCGGGCGGCGATGCAGGCCAAGTTGAGTCAGGCCATTGACGAACGGGACGTGCAGCGGGACGCATTGAAACGGGACATCATTGTGTCGGAGATGAACCAGGCGGATGCGTACACCAAACGGGCGCGGCCCAGTGTGGTTTATATGGGCCTGGTGTTCATCGGTCTGGTGCATGTGGTGTTTCCCATGGTGTTCTATTTTGCCGGATTGTTTAAAACCGAAATGCCCACGCTGCCGTTACTGGCGCTGCCCCAAGAATTCTGGTGGGCCTGGGGCGGGGTCTGTTCCGTGTGGATGGTCGGACGCAGTGCAGAGAAGACGGCCCAGGCCAAGGGCGCAGCCGCCAAGGTAATATCCATGATCACCGGAAACAAGGGGATGTGATGGATGAGTGCGATATTGCCGCCGGCCATGAGCAATTTTTACGGAACAAAGCCATTGAAAAGGCCCGGAACGGATATGACCAGCCCGGCTGTAGTGAGTGCATTGACTGCGGGGAGCCAATCCCCTTGGCCCGGCGAAAGGCAATGCCGGGATGCTGCCGGTGCCTGCCGTGCCAGGCAGTATTTGAGAGGGCGTCGTGATTGATTACAAGGCGTTGCAGTTCTGGTTCATGGTGATTTCGGCAGTGGTCAATGTCGTTGTCTGGCTGGGTGTCTGGATCACGAATAAAGACAAGGCACACGGAAAGGATGTTGCCGCAGTCAAGTGTGATATCCAAAAAGTTGATAAACGCGTGATACGCCTGGAAGAGAATAAGATCGAACACCGTGATCTTGCCGCTGTGCATGGCCGGATCAACAAAGTGTCCGATCAGGTGTCAGAAATGAAGGGGTCTTTGGATAATATCGGCGGGTCCGTGGATATGATCCTGGATACTTTAATGAAGCCGGAGAACAAATCATGAGCCTGAACGATACCATATCCCAGCACCTGCGGATAACCCTGCTTCGGCTGCTGGAAGAGACGGCCAGCTATTCGCTGAATGAATCCATCCTGGCGGACGGGACCGAGCCATACGGGTTTACACCTGGCCGGGACCGGGTGCGCACGGAGCTGGCATGGCTGGCAGACCAGGGGCTGGTGGAACTGGATGACGACCCGGGCATCATGGTTGCCACGCTGACCACACGGGGCCTGGACGCGGCAAAAGGCCGGGTTACGGTGCCGGGGGTGCGTCGGCCCACGCCAAGGATGAAACGGCGGTAAATATGGCCAAAAACAAACGTAAAGGCCGGGGACGGCCCTCATCCATAGACCAGCTGCCGGAAGATCTGCGGGTGGAGATCAACGCGGCCCTGAGGGACCGGCGCTTGACCCAGACCAAGATCCTTGAGGCGATCAACCCCGTGCTCCAGGTCCGGGGGGAGAAGCCAATAAGTAAGAGTGCCCTGGGGCGGTACGCCATGGCCGTGGAGGAGAAAGGGGCCATGATGCGCGAGGCCCGGGAGGCTGCAGACGCTTTGGTGGGCGGTCTAAACGAACAGAAAGGCACGGATATCGGCCGGGGTGTGACGGAGATTGTGAAGACCCTGGCGTTTAATCTGGTGCTCAATGGCGGCGAAGTGGACGTGGACACCCTGAACAAGATCGCTTTGATATCCCAGCGCATTGAGCGGTCCAGCAAAATCACCCTGGATCGGGAGAACCAGGTGAGAAAACAGGCCCAGGAAGAGGCCCTTGCCGCAGTGGAACAGACCCTGGGAGACCATATCCCGGATGCGGAACGACTCAAAGAGATCCGGAGCATGCTGAACCTATGACAGGCAGAGCCAATAACATACCCAAGGCGCCGGGCAAACTGTTTTTGCCGTACCAGGACGCATGGATTGCGGACCAGAGCCGGCTTAAGCTCATGGAGAAATCCCGGCAGATCGGGTTGTCCTGGAGCTCTGCTTTTGCAACGGTGGAGCGCACGGCACCCAGGGAGGCAAAGCACGACCAGTGGGTCTCTTCCAGGGATGATATCCAGGCCAGGCTTTTTCTTGAGGACTGCAAGAAGTTTGCGGGCATGCTCAATGCCGTAGCAAAGGATATGGGCGTGATGGTGGTAGACGATGCCAAAAAGCTGTCGGCCTATGTGATCAGCTTTGCCAACGGCAAGCGCATCCACTCCATGAGTTCCAACGCCGATGCCCAGGCCGGTAAGCGGGGCGGGCGTGTGCTCGACGAATTTGCCCTGCATCCTGACCCAAGAAAGCTTTATTCCATCGCCTATCCGGGCATCACCTGGGGCGGTCAGATGGAGATCATCTCCACCCACCGGGGATCGGCCAACTTTTTCAACGAGCTGGTGGAGGATATCAAGCACCGGGGCAACCCCAAGGGATTTTCCCTGCACACGGTGACCCTGGAGACGGCCCTGGACCAGGGCTTTTTATTCAAGCTCCAGGAGAACCTGCCTCGGGGACATGAGTGCCTGGAGATGGATGAGCAGGATTACTTTGATTTTATCCGGTCCGGGTGTGCGTCCGAAGAGCAGTTCCTCCAGGAGTACATGTGTGTGCCGGCGGACGATGCAGGGGCGTTTATCTCCTATGACATGATTGCCGCCTGTGAGTACCGGCCGGGCGTGGTGTGGGAGATGACCGGGGATGAAAAGGAGTTGTACCTGGGTATGGACGTGGGCCGGACCAGTGATTTGACGGTGATGTGGATTTTGGAACGGGTCTCCGGGACCTTTTTTACCCGGCGGATCATTACCCTTCAGAACCGGACATTTTCGGAGCAGGAGACGGTTTTATATGATCTATTGGCAGTTCCCGCTGTTCGGCGGGCCTGTATTGATTCAACTGGACTGGGTATGCAGCTTGTCGAGCGTGCCCAGGAGAAATTCGGAACTTACCGGGTTGAGGGGGTGCGTTTTTCAGCGCAGATCAAGGAGGAACTGGCGTATCCGGTCCGG